TACATAAAAAGCGATTCATTCTCTGAACCGCCATTTTTTAAAAGTCGAACCTGGTAGCCATGCCGTACAAGGTCGCCACCCCACTGGCCAAGAATGGAGTGCTTATCTTTCGCGAACGCATCCATAGCATTTTTTTTTATCGACGTTAAAAGTGTGTCTGTCGTCGATATCAGAAAAGAATGAGAATGGATTATCACGAGTGATACTTGTAGCAAAGCGGCTCAATGCAGTCGCACCAGTCGCTCTATCTAAAGAAATCGGATTTACCACATAGTTATTCAAGAGAGTGAACACTTGGTTAGCATAGACTTGAATATATCCATGTTTTTTCTCGACTTCGAAAATAACAAAATCCTGCTCACCGTGTAGGTCATCAGCCGTTAGGAATGTCTCTTCCTTCAACTTCTCCCACAAAGAATCCGAAGTCGGAAATCGGAAGCTCAATTGATAGGTGCTGTTATCTTCTTGAATAATTTCATCAGCATAGGCAGCACTAAGAGGCATATTTCCATTTGTTAAATAAATCAAATCTTATACCTCCAATTCGGTCGAATAGTAATCTTACGAACATTTCCAGTAAACGAAACACCAACCTTACCAGTCGGGATCTCCAAGAACCCTCCACGCTTTCTGAGCGTATTTTGAACCGCTCCAGTCGCGTTATAGATATTCTGCTTGCCTTGCCTACAATCAATCGTTGCCTTGGTTTTAATCGTAAGATACATGGTTTTTCGACCAATCGTAAGAGAGATTTCACCATCCCCCTCAATTTCGATGATAGGCTCTGAATAAATTGTTCCAAGGTTGTCGATAATTCCAGATGTTGTTAATACAATAGGCTCACTATCTTTGTGATATCTGAACGGTTGCATATCTAGTTTAATCTCTAACTCCCAACCGTACATGCCTTTAGGCGTGATTTCTGTATCTAGTAAATCAGCATAGAATACTGAATCAGGTTGATAGCTGAACTCTAACTGATTTCCAACCGCTCTAATTTTTTCGACCAAGGTTGCCAAATTTGAAAATCGTTCAAAGAATACTCGGACAGTTCGTTCGTAATTGTCAAAAGTTCCTTCTTCCTGGTTGTAGCTTCCATTCATACCAAACAGCTTTAATTGTTCTGAGAAACGAGGGCTGGCAGAATGAATTGTGCCAAAATCAGTTACTACGCAGTTTTTGAAACTGGCTGTTGAGAAATCATTTACTTTTAAGTAATTTGCCATCACATCCCCTCCCTTCTCATGATATTGCCATGGTATCTATAAGAACTTTCAGCCATAACTTGACCGTCTAGGTAAGTATTGAAATCCTTGTCCAATAATCTACCAAGTAGATTCTCTACGATCTCCTTCAAGCTTACCAATTCTGCAACAACTGCTTGTCCACTACCAGTATTCCCATTCCCATCAATTGTATAAGTTGTGCCTTGATACCTACGGGTGCTATTTCTAGTGTTAATATTTTGGATTCGTCTGGTTAGATGAGAAATTTTAGTATCTTCAAAACCAATTCCTTTTTCATAGTTTGGGATGCCCAAGCGATTCATCAAACTACGAGTTTTACCAGCTCGCATGACCTTGGTTCCAGGCGGCAATGGCAAGACCACATTTCGCCCTTCAGGAATAAACGATGTGTCATCAGGCAATGTAATCAGTTCCTTGTAAAGCGTACCACGTTGATCGTTGACTGTCGCAAGTCCACCAGGGTGATTATCCGTACCCTTAGCATGCTGTTCGGTAAAGTGACGTGTGATGATATCAATAAATTTAAATGCTGGTAAAGAGCTTAAAGATGCCCACACACTACTGATTACTCCGCCTGTTTGATTTTGTGCATTGATCTCAATTGGACTATTCTGTTTAACAGCATTTACCGATTGACCTGCTGAGTTTGCTTCACCTTGTGTTCTATTAGCAGCATTGATATCAATTGGGAAATTTTGCTTAATCGCATTGATTCCAGCACTTGCAGATGCAGATTCTGGACCTGTTAAGTCTGTTGCGTTAATTCCAATAGGTGTTTCTTGTTTTGGAGAGTTAACGCTTAACATTGCACTTCCTACTGCAACACCCGTGTTATCAACCGCATCTAGCGATTTTGTATCAGCGTTTGTTGAATTCCAAGACATGATTTTATCAATAGATAACTGACCATTATTTAAAACATCTGTTGCGTTTGCTTTGAAGTCTTTAGTAAACGGAGTTGTCGCATTCCAAGTAGTTAGCGTGTCTGTGGAACGAGCAACAGCGTTTCTGAAATTCTCATCTGTCGCTAGTAACTCTTTTTGTTTTGGAGTAAGTGAATCATAATTGTAAAGAGCCTTGGAAGCCTCTTCTGCCTTATTCATGACATCTGCATTTTTCAAAAGCAATTCTTTAACCTCTGCAGGCATACTGTTCCAAATTTTCAGATGATTTTCACTATCAAAGATGGCTTGTAGACCAGCTTGATTTTGAACAATTAGTTGTTTTTCCTCAAGGGTCATAGTTGACCATTTGCCAGACTCCACAAGGGCTTCTGCGATTGTCACACGAGCATTTGAATTGATATCAGCTGTTTTAGCAATGAATTGTAATTGTTCCCAACCTTCTGCAGATTTTGCTGCTTCTCCAATAACTTCCTTAACATTAGACTTGACTTGGAAATTTCCGTTCTTATCAATGTTACCGACTAAAAGTGACCATGCATCATTGGCTTCTTTCACTTCTTTACTCATATCGCTAGTATACTTAGCAAGGATGCTATGAGAGTTACCTACTTTTTGAGATGCTTCTGCAGCCTTACGTCCAATTTCTTCATAAGACAAGCCATATTCTTCCAGAACTTTTTTAGCTTCTTCCCAGTAATTCCAACTTTGGCCAGTTCTAGCTTTAAGTTTCGCATCAAGATTCTGCATAACCTGGTAATACTTAACACCTAGCGCTTCCATGGTCTGTTGATGGTTTGTTTCCAGAGTTTGAAGTTTCTTATTGTAAGTTTCTTGATCAATCGCTTTTCCGTTAAGCAACTCTTTCAACTCACTTTTTGAGGTTTCATAAAGTTGTTTTTCTTCATCTAAAGCTTGTTTTAAAACATCTTTAGTATGCTTCAATTGCGTTTCATTCAGACTTCTGACATCCCCATTCAAAGCTTGCAAAGCCGCCTTCTGTTGCTCAGCTGACAAGTCCATCATAGAGAGTTTGGCTTTAATCATCTCATTTTGGTTATTTAGGATGATTTCTTTTTCTTCTTGAGAGAACTTGCTTGCATCACCGTTATGACGCTGATAAATCTCATTGATTTGATTCATCATAGACTCTGTATTAGATACAACCTGACCATTCTTTTCTCTGGCTCTAGCGATATCTTCTTCACTGAGACCCCACTTAGCACCGAGTTCCTCCATGCGTTTATTGGTCTTATCAGCAGCAGCAGCAACTTCTTCATAAAGCTTTTTAAAGGCTCTAGATACCTTTTCAGCGTCTCCAGCGTGAGTTCCAAAGTTTGCAACTGCAGTAGCTGTTTCATCAACCGTCTTTTGGAAGTTCCGCAACTCTCCTCTCGCAGTATCACTTAATTGTGAACCAAATTCTTCAACCTTAATTCTTGCTTTGTCTTTCTCGTTTCCAAGATAGACTACACCTGCTGTCAATAGTGCTAGACTTCCAACAATCAAACCAATAGGATTTGCAAGCGCTCCTAACGCACCAGCAAATGTACCTGTGCTAGAAGTTGCTCCTGCTACTGCAGTTTCCACTGCACCAGCTGAACCAGCTACTGCTTTCAGACTACTTGCCGCGCCACCAAAATCTTTAAGGTATTTAAAAGAACCACTTAAAAAACCAATGCCTTTTGAAATTCCACCGATAGCTTTAATAAAACCACCAATGGTAGAGATGCCACCTCCTAAGATTTTAAGAGCAGGACCAGCTGCTGCCGCTATCAATCCCCATTTGATGATATTTTGTTGTTGCTCCGTTGATAACGAGCTGAATTTTTTAGCTAAATCAGAGAGATTGTTTAGCCATGGCTTGACTGCATCAAGTCCGCTTCTAAGAGCCTTGACTAGTGGTCCGCCGAACTCAATAGCCAAGTCTGTTAATTGGTTTCTGAACATCTTTAGTTGAGACTCAGTAGTCTCATAACGTTTGTTCGCTTCATTGGTTAGAGCAGTATTATCTTTCCACGCTTGATTAGAACGTGCAACTGCTGCACCCATTTTATCTGATGCAAGGGCTAATGATTTCAGCATGTTACCTTGTCGGATTCCTTTCATTCCAAGGTCTGACAAAATTCCATCCATATTCTTCCCTTCATCGTTGGCTTTTTGTAACCCTTTAATAAATGATTGTAAAGCTTCGGCTGGTTTCTCTTTCCAAGCTTGAGAAAAACTTTCTGATGTAGTACCAGCTATTTGAGCTATCAGTTCTAACTTTTCTTTAGCTCCTTTGCCAACCCCAGATACAGCCTTACCAATACCAGTGAGGGTTTGAACCATTGCAGTACCTCCTGCTTCTGCTTCAATACCTACACTACTCATAGCAGTTGCAAGGCCTAAGATATCCGCTGTGCTTAATCCAGCTAGTTTACCCCCTGCTGCTAAACGGTTGGTCATCTCAACAATGTCTTTTTCAGTTGTAGCAAAGTTGTTACCAAGGTCAACAACTGAGGCTCCAAACCTTGAATATTCGTCCGACGTTAACCCCATGATATTAGCAATCTTGGCAATAGCTGTTGCAGCTTCTTCAGCGCTCAAGTTCGTTGACTCTCCCATGTCAATCATGGTTCGAGAAAATGAGAGAATATCTTCAGTCTTAATTCCTAGCTGACCTGCTACTTCGGCTACGTTAGCAATCTCTACCGCACTGGCTGGCAATTCTTTAGCCATTTGACGAATACCGTCTGATAGCTTTTGATAAGATACTGTGGCAGTTTCGTCTACTGTTTTCTTAACGCCAGCGAACGCTGACTCATAATCAATTGCAGCTTTCACTACAAGACCAGCTCCAGCCACAATTGGAGCAGTCACACCTTTCGTTAATGCAGAACCAAAACCAGAAATCTCTTTACCAACTTTACTGAATTTTTCACCGACTTCCCGTGCACTATTCCCGAATTTAGTAAAGGCACTGTCATCGATATAAGCTTGACGCATAGATTTTACTAACTGCTCATAACGATTCTGTAATTCTGCAACTTTAGCAGCAGTCGCAGTCATACTGGCACTTGCTTCAACTAGCTTTTGCTTTTGTTCAGCAGTTGCAGTAGACACATCTCCAATGCTTGCTTTGAGTTGATTGTATCGTTCGCTTTGTGAACTCAATAATTTTTGGTAATTACCCAAGGCCGAACCAGTCTGGTCCATAAGACTTTTTAAGTTACTGACATTTTTACCAGCTCCCTTAAAGTTGTTCTCCATGGCTTTTAGGGAATTATCGACACCCTTTAGATAGGTTTTTAACCTCCCAACGTTCGATTGAAAAGGAGCGACATCTAAGGTTGCTGTGGCGACTAATTCACCAATATTACTTGCCATTCATTCTCCTTTCTATCCAAAAAGAAATGGAAAGGCCTTATCAAGGGTCGTTTCTTCTTCCTCTTGGCTTTCTTTTGTTTCTAACGCCTGCACCATCAAATCAAAATCTGATAAGCGCATACTTTTGATATCATGGATCGTATATCCTTGACTCATTAAAGATTGAACCCAAACTAATAAATTATTTTGAGCTTCTTTAGGGCTTAGCCCTTTTTCTTCTTTTTTCCCTCAGTGGTCTCTTTCTCTTCTTGTTTTCCGCCAAGGGCTGCAAGATAAAGATCATTCAAGGTTTCGAGTGTTTCAACGCTTGCACCTTTCAAATCGTCTGTATCGAACTGCTCACCGTACATTTTCACAAACATATCAAGATATGCTTCATTCAATTCACGATGTTTAGCGGGATTTAACAAATCTTCCTTGTTTTCATACAATGAAGTTTGTCGCACCTGATGTTCCAGAGCTAACAAGTTATCTTCAACGTTAACGTAGTCTTTTGAGAATTCCTTCAAAACCCCTGCTTTTTTAAATTTAATTTCAAACATTATTTACTCCTTAAAAATAAAGGCTTGGAATAACCAAGCCTTTTCTTATGCATCTTGTCTTACTGCGCCTGATTCAGCGGTTACTGTTCGCTCTGAACTAGCACCGCTTACGACTTTGGGAAGACGAGCTTACGGAATTCAGTTTCTTGGAATTGTGGGTTGTCTTCACGACCAACTACAATTACAAGAGCATCATCATCATCTCCACGAGCCACAAAGCTACCAGATACAGTATCGTTTTTAGGTTCTGGTGAACCGTCTTTAGTTTCCAAATCCATTCCTGGAAGAGAGAACTTGCCTTTAAGAAGACCAACCCAGATACCTTTACCATCATCACCAGTTGTGCGGAACAAACAAGCGATATCATTAGGAGTCATCTTCTTATTGTATTTTTCAACACCATTTTCAACAGTGATACCATAGAAGTCTTTACGAGCTTCGCTTCCCAAATCAAGCCATGACACTTCAAGAGTTGTTCCAGTGATACCAGAAGACAATACTACGTATGGTCCATCATCTGCTGTGATAGTGTTCAATTCATTTGTGATATCCAGTTTCGCTGTTTTAATTCCTGGAATCTTTTTAGTTTCTCCTGTGACAAGGTTTTTATTGTCCAAAACCCCATATTCAAAACCACGTAAACCAAATTTAACTTTAGACATTTATTTATTTTCCTTTCGTTTCTTCGAGATCACTCCAATCAAAAAGACGATATTTTCGAATGTTCATCAACAATCCAATATCGTCATCCATGTATCGAGGTTTCTCATTTGCTGTGTAGCGTTCAAATCCGCCACTTTCTAGTATTGCATCCATCCTTTTAGCGATTTTGTCAGCTTGTTTGGCATTCTTACACCAAAAGTTGATTGTGATACGTTGTTCCATTGAGATGATTTGATCATCTGCATACTTGTGAGGTGCTTCATAAGTTAAATAAATTCTTGCAAATGGAGCAAGTTCTTTTTGCTTTAAGTTTGTAGGCTTTTCAGGAATATCATAAGTAAAGATACCTTGTTTATAACCTGGAAAGTCTTTGCCTCTAAACTGATTGAAGAGTTGGTTTAACTGTTCATCTGCTACCAAAAGTTTATATGCTTCAGTTTCAGCAATCATTTATTTTAACACCTCCCTTATTTTTTGCTTGTATATTTCTTTAGCTCGAGGAGTAACTGCATTGATAGTCTTTTCCTCGAAATCTTGTGCTTTCTGATAGATTGTTCCGCTGTCAGGGAACTTAGCGCGCCAACCAGTTGACCGACCAAAACCAATATCTTTTGAAGGAGCATCCCCTCCCCCTTTGAAATTACTGATTTTTATATCTTCTTTCAATCGAGTGAGAGTTAGCTCGTCAGAAACTGGAGTATTCGCTTCAAGCTCTTTCTTGAACTCTTGAGCTACCTCATTTACCGCTTCACGAGCAACCTTAGGTGCTTTTGCTTCCAATTTCGTAAGGTTCTCAAGACAAAGATCTAATCCTTTCGTCATGAAACCACCACTCCCTTAATCAAGTCAATTTCCTTATTTGCGTAGTCTCGTTCAATAGCAATAATTTGATATTCATTGCCATCAAATTCTACATAACATGAATTGTCAAAAAGCAGTTTTGGTTGATGACGAATTAAGAAAGTTTTGGTATCTTTGTGTTCTGACAATCCACTAGCTTTCGTAACCGTTGCATTTTCACGAAAATCTTTAATAGAGGTTTTAGATACTTCTGCCCAGCAAGTATAAAGATCCTTTCTTTCGAAATCTAGCACTTCTCCATCTTCATTTTGTCCACCTACTCTTTGAAAAAAAGTAATGCGGACATTCATGTTACGTGTCCGCATTAACTTTCCCTCCGTGTTCTAAGTTGGTGAATAATGTTCAAAACACCGTTCGCTAATGGATAACGCATGGTGTCCGCTGACATTCCACGATGTTCGTACTCTTCCTTGACTTGCTTTTTGACAGCTAGTCGGAATTTCGCATAGGACTCTAAGTCTTCAGGTTGCATTTTGTTATCGATAGCGAAACAAATTTGCTCTCTGGCTGACTCAATAAGTTCAAGTAGTAACTCATCTTCAAAGTCATAGTCGATTTTACAATACAACTTAACTTCTTCAAGAAAACTATTCTTTTTATCTTCCATAGCTCTAACCTCCAATCAAGGCTAGTAGTTGCTCTTTAGTTTGTGACGAATTGTAAGAAATTCCTTTGCTATCTAAGTAAGCCATGATTTCTTGTTTGGTGCTACTTGCGGTTGGTACTGCTAATGCTGTTTCTGACCGTAAGACACCCCCACTAATTGGGGGAGTCTTAGGGCATAGTTACAAAGTAACCAGCTTTAGCATCTGCTTTCTTAACATCAAAACGTACAACCGCTTGCAAGTATTGACCGTAGATTTCATTGTCAGTCCAGCGAAGACCCAATTCTTGACGGTCAGCAAAGAGTACCGCACGTTGCACATCACCGATGAAGGCTTTAGCTTCACCAGCTACACCAAGCATTGTATCAGCAACTACAAATACTGGATGTCCAAGGAACGCTTTACCTGATGCAGAAACAATAGAGTCCTGGAGCAAGTAGCGACCATTCTTGTCTTTCAAAGTGTCCAATTTTTGGTAAAAGCTTTGAGAGACTACGAATGACACGTTGTAAGCAGGGTCAAGGTCAACATTCAAAATAGCCTTGATTGCATCCAAGTCTGCTGCCTGTTTTTCTTCAAATGTTTTCAAAACAGTACCGATTACATCGTTAGTAGTGTTAACCTTGATTTGGTTAGCTGCTTCAGCAACAATAGCAAGAAGGTCAACATCTGCATCGTCAATCGCTTCTTGCGAAAGTGGAATTGCTCCACGGTAAGTTTTAACTTTCCATGCTACATCTGTAAATTCTGGTTTAGCAAGAGCTGGATTCTTTTCCAACTCTTCAACACTTGCCATCTTAGATGTTGCTTGTTTAAGAATTGGATATGAACCTTCACCTTTAGATGCTTTGTGAACTGTCACGAATTGTTTAAGATCAATAACTGTCTTAACTTCACGGGTTGGTGTAGTAACAATTTCTTTGCTAGTTACTTTTTCAGTGTTTGCTTTTTTCAATCCATCTTGTGTTGGATTTACTGCTTCATTCATAGGAATGAGAAGGTCTTTTCCTTCAAGTTTCAAGTTAGCATCTGCAACCGCACCTTTGGTACGTACCCATTCGTTTACAGATTCACGGTAAGATTTACCTTCTGCTTTTACTTCGTGTTTTTCGCCAGATGCATGTGCTCCATTGCCTGCTTCTGCGATTTCATAAGCCTTCAAGTTGTTTTCCACCTCTTCTTTTTGTGATTTCAAAGCATCGATTTCAGCACGCACTTCACGAGCTTTCTCAAGATCATCAGAGTTCAAAACAGATTTCAATTCATCTGTCTTATTAACAATTTCAGCACCGATATTTGCAATCTGCGCTTTAAGTTCTTTCATTTTTTCTTTAAACATAGGTTGTTTTCTCCTTTTGGGTATAAAAAAGAGAGCTTAGAGCCCTCTGAGTAATTCTTCTTTTTCGATTTCTCGTAGCATATTTTGGATTTCTGACTTGCGCTTGCTACGGTTAGCGTAAAAGTCATCAATAACCGCTTGTGGTAACAAACCATTTTCTAAGCTTGCTACCGCACCAACATCATCAAAGGTCATCACTTCATCCGCAAAGCCTTTTTCAACTGCTTCACTAGCTGACATGAAAGTTTCATTTTTCATCATATCGATGATCACTGATTCTTCCAATCCAGTCTTAGCTACATACGCATTCACGATAGCTTGGTCGCTAGATTTAAGCGCATTAGAAGCTTTGTCCAAGTCGTCACTGTTGCCAGACACATAGCCATACAGTGCTTTATGAATCATAATCTGCGCTGTTGGACTGATAAGCACTTTATCCGCTCCCATGATTGCAACACTAGCAGCGCTTGCTGCCATTCCTGTTACTTCAACAGTCACGTTCCCTGGATAGCTTTTTAATGCTGTATAGATTTCACTTCCAACAGTTACTAAACCACCGTTGGAATTAACTTCCAAAACGATATCACTATTGTCTTCTGGAAATGAATTGGTAATAGATTTAGCGCTGACTGCTTCCAAACCGAAGTAGTCGTAAGCTTCTTGGCTATTGTTTGGAATCAGTGGACCTTTCATTTTGATTCTCTTTGGCATCTCTTATCTCACCTCCTTTCATTGATTGATACTCTTCTTTCTTATCCAAGAAGACATAGTTCAAACTTGATTGGTAACGGTCCATGTTTGGATCAGTAGAACGTTCTTTACCAAGTTCAATCAAGGCTTGGTTAGGTGTTAAGATTTGATTGTTCACAAGTTTTACAATCTCATCTACGTTTCTACCAGTTACACTACGTGTATCAAAATCAACACGGTATTTTCTGCGCTCTTCATCGCTAAATACTTTCAAAGCAAGTTCACTTGTGATTGCGTCAAAATAGAACGGAAGGTCATTGGTTACATAATCTTCTGTCAACTGTGCAACAGATTGGTTAGGACTGTTCACTCCCAATTTAAAACTAGGAACTCGTAAAGCTTTAGCAATCTGAGCAGTAGAGAAGTTGTTCGATGTAATCAACTGTAAGACATTCGTATCAATTTCAAGAGGTGTATATTCCTGTGTATCGTCAAATACCAAAGGACTGCCACCAGTTGAACCTTCACGCATCTTTTCAAAGTCCATACGGGCTTTCTTACGAGCTTCACCATTCAACTGAGCGCCTTTTAGTTTGATAATTCCACTTGAAAAGCCATCTCTAAAGAATTTAATCAAGGTATTCAGACCGCCATTTTGCAAGCTGATTTCATCACCTAATGATAATAGCGGAGACCTACCCAAGATGGTGTCGTGACTGAAAAACTTCCAGTGGATGACCTCATCAGCCCCACAACGAATTTCCCGGCCATTTAATCGATCTCTGAACGTGTAAATCAATTCATGGTCATCAGTTTCCTCAACAGTCGTTTCTGAAGGTCGGAAAAATTGAAATTCCAAAGCCTTCCCAGTTATTGGATCACGTAGAATACGTGAGAATGAATTGCCAGTCAAAATTGTATTGACGGTCATTGCAAACTTCCATTGTCTTGCCGATGTATTGCTTGTTGATTTAACGTTCAGTAGATAATTCATATCTTCATCTTGTTCGATATTGCCCATTAAATCCTTTTTCAGCAATGGAAAACGAGCAACATCACCAGCTATAATAGATACAGCGGTCAAGACGTCACTATTCTTTAAAGCAGATATACCAGTATATTCAGGACTTGAATTACCAGAAAGCACCGAAGAGACATAATCGTCATAAGATATTTTTGACGAGCCTAAAGATTGAAAAAAAGTCATTTATTTTCTCACCTCCTTTCTAATTCACCCCTTTGTTTTACTGATATACAAGGCTAACAAAATTAAAATCACTCCACTGCATAAGAAGCCTACCACTTGATTTAATAAGAAAAAGCCGTAGATTAAAAATCCAAGGCCTATCAATAGCAATATTGTGTGAATATGTTTCAATAATCTCAAAATAGCGAACCTCCTTCCAAAATTTTCTCGTTCGTCCAATATCCCGTTCCATCGAATGGCTCTAAGTAACAAGCGGCATAAGCATCTAATAACGCATCCAGAGGGTCGATTTTATTACTATTTTTGTTTTTATCAATCCTCATACCGTTATTATCAACTCTAGTATAGGCATTATTGATTGCCATTGTTAGCAACTGATTGCCACTGTGCTTTATTTTTCCTTGTCGAACATCATCACGAAACTGTTTCGTAGGCATATTCAAAACCATGGTTGTCTGTGGTATCTGGACTAGTGGCCACTCTGGATGTCGTTTTTCAATCATAGTCAATAACGAACCGAATTGATAAGGGTCAAAGTAAATCCCTTGCAACTCCCAATCGTTCTCATAAACCATTTCCTCGATTTTCTCAAGCACACGTTCATCATCAATAACACCACTTTCAAGCGTTGTTATCTCACACTCACCCATTCTCTCCAGGTTTGTATAAGAGACACCATCTCTCTTTTCTTTTGCAATCAGGCCATATTTCGTAGCCACAAAAGAAAAGCTATCCGCATACCAGTAGTCATCCATCATAACCATCGGAGAGATAGAAAACAAGTCACTAGATCTACCAACATCGACACCTAACCAAACTCTACGCTTTCTTGTGTCAGGTGGGTCTATCTTTGCTTTTGCCCAGCTTTCTTTATCCATGTAAGATTCTTCAGAGGATTGTCTCCACATGTTGTAGTTTTTAACCAGGATTTCATTTATTGTTCCTGTCTCAAGCGCTACCTTCCTACGTTTTCGTAGGTAGTCTATCATCTTTTTACGTAGTGCTTTGACTTCAAGTATTGGATTTGATTTTATCCAGTTCTTTTCATCTGCGATTTCTTCTTCATTATCCTGTTCAGCAATGAATGCAAAGTATTCATCATTCTCAACTTCTTCATCCAAAAGTTTCTCAATATACGCATACTCGATTGTGTGCATTGGTACGTTTAAATCAAATCCAGCTGTTGAGATAATCAGAATCAATGGATTATCAAGCTGACCTTGACCAGATTCGAGAAGCTCAATCATTTCATTTGTTTTAGATGCTGCAAACTCGTCTAAGATACCAACATACGGTTCAAAACCATCGACTGCACCAGTCTCACGACTTAACGCTCGCACATAGCTTTCGTCGTTTAAATTCCTTAGTTCATCACGTACTATCTTTGTAGCCTTCCTGATATCCGCATTTTGACTTCTTAAAGCATCTAACTGCTTACGGATCATATCATAGGCTATACGAGCCTGAGAGCGGTCATTTGCCGTACAAAATAACTGACGACTCATTGCAGGGTTCCGACCAAATAAAAACTCGTACAGGGCAATCCCTGCAACGAGAATAGTCTTACCATTCTTCCTGGCAAGACTGATTAAAGCTTTCTTAAATCTCCTTATCGATGTGTCAGACTTTTTTCGCCAACCGTACAAACTCGATAAAATGAATTTTTGAAAATCGGCCAATGGATAAGGCTTTCCCGTCTTAACGTCAGGTAGCATTTCGATAAAATCTATCGGATTTTTTGCCTTGTCAGGTAAGTAAATGTATGGAAAGTCTTCATCATCCATACGCTTCAAATCTCTTAAATGTCGCTTGCAAGCTTTTATAACTTTCTTGCTGGCTATGATTTTTCCACTTACGACCCTTGAAGCATACTGATAAGCTACGTCTTCCACATAATCACCTCCTAACTACCAAATTTATCGAAAATACTCTCTTTCTTTTCTTCAACCTGTGGCACATACAATTTCATACGGCTATCCACTGTCAATCCTAACTGCGATGCTGCCTTCATTAAGTTAGTCGTGGCGCGTTCCAAGCTATACAACATCTTATTCGGCAAAATCTTACCTTTGTCCGTCTCATATACATACCCTTCTTTTTGTAATCCACGAGATATCTCCTTATAGACCGCATACCAGGTGCAGTAGCTCTCTAAAACGGCTCTGTCTAGATTTCTTAGGGGTAGCTTTCGCAGATCGTTGATGACTCGTTTATATTCTGCTTTAGCAATCGGATCAAAGTGTTTCGGCGGGGTCAATTGCAATGCAGCCAAACCGTCTGAAGCCTTGTCCTGTATAGTCTTCTTAGCTATTTTTTCTTCTTTTGTCAAATGGCTTTTAGTAGTTTCCACTATCTTCATTTTTCGTCCCAAATTAACAATCTCCTTTCAATTTTTATGGGGCTCAAGATTTCAAAAACGGAATTTTTCGTACAGAAGAGGGCAGCGTTCTTATATCCGAACAATACCTACCCCCGTTTTAAATAAAAGGGGGTATTTCCGTACAATTTACGGTGTGTTACTGACTTGTTCTCCCTTTTGCATTCTGATTTTATTCGCTTTTTAAAATCTATTTCTATTTATCACTACGCAGTCAATAAGAATACTTCTCTTTTATTGCTTTCTTATCATTACATTTCTTACAACTTGCTTGAAGGTTGCTCCTATCTAGTCTCTTAGACCAATCCTGCTTCACGCTAATGATGTGGTCGGTCATTGTCGCTTCCTCTCCACACATTGCACAGACATAGTCAGCTTCAAACAAGACTTGCTGACTTGTTCGCTTCCAAACCGATGAGTTGTAAAATCGTTTTACATCTTTATCATACTTCCATCGAGTACGATTGTACTCAGTATATTCTTCGTTGCGTTGATCATAGTCTACTGAGGTTCTTCTCCCTCCAAGTATTGTAAGCTTTTTTGGTTTCATTTTGCCCTTTCTAAAAAATATGTATTTTATGCGCATTTATTCTTGACATCTGTTTTTATTTTGTGTATAATATAAGTATAGAAAGTGAGGTAAAGCAAATGCCGATAACGCCTAAACAAATGGTTAAGTTGTTAAAGAAGAACGGTTTTTACAAAGTGTCTCAACGCGGAAGTCATATAAAAATGCGAGACGATAAAGGACATCAAACGACTGTTCCAATGCACAACAAAGACCTAGATAAAGGTACTGAAGATGCCATCTTGAAACAAGCAGGTTTGAAATAATCTGCTTGTCTCTTGACTTGCTTTACCCCCCCTGAACATTAGAAAGGAATATACTATGTTACTCTACCCTGCTATTTTTAAGCATGGCGATACAGCCATCACTGTTACTTTTCCAGATATCCCTGAAGCTATCACGCAAGGAAAGGATTTGAATGAGGCCTATCAAATGGCTATTGAGGTTCTTGGCTTTACTCTTGAAGATTACAAAGAATACCCTCAAGCAAGTTCCACTTCTCAAATTCAAGCTGACAACCCAGATGCAGAGGTCGCTTTGATCAGCATTGACATGAATGCCTATCTACGTAAGTACCACTCTAAAAAAGTTCGTAAGAACGTGACTATCCCAGAATGGTTAAATAACCTTGCAGAAGACAAGAATCTCAATTTTTCTCAGGTTCTTACTGAAGCTCTTGAATCAAAACTTCAAGCTTAAGAGTTGCCTTTGCAACTCTTTTTTTTACAAAAACAAAAAGCCACACTATGTGTGACCTTTTTAAGACCTCTCACAGACTTTGCAGGAATCGAACCCACGATAAAAGTTTTGGAGACTGTTGTGTTACCACTACACTAAAAATCTAAATAACGACATCAGAGACCGAATTCAAAAAGGCTAAGAGGAAATCACTGGCTTGTCCCTGGTGCCGTTACAAAAAAAATTATTAAAGGAGCCATCAGTTCGTTTTACCGTACTTGCTGACAATACCATAATATCACTTTGGAATTATCATTTACTATCGTTATTATCAAATATTTTAACCAATTTAGCTATCGCTTTATCTCGTGCTCTCTGGATAGTCGCAGGACTGCATCGTAGCTTTCTTTCGACCTGTTTCCACGACAGACCATCAATGTAGAGTAGTCGCATGACAATGTTCTCTACTGGATCATTGAGCGACTCAATAGCTCGCACAAGGTCATCACGCTCTTTGTATTCCCTCTCAATTTCTTGATAGAGTTCAGCTATGCGATCAATAGCCTTGATGTTCATTTCTTCGGTACGATTATCATTACTCTGAGATTTCGGCATACTGTCGAAAATCTGACCTTTCATAATACCAGACCTTAGATTGACAATTTCACAATGTAGAGATTGTATT